TTGATTCGTTTACCAGTCTTCCGCTAAAAAATCTTGAATGCGCTAATCTAAATTGATTTGTTGCTGCTGATCCACCAGGTCTTTTTACTGTAACCGATTTGCCCTTTGGCATAAATACTGTTTCTCCGTCAACTTGAAAAACAAGTCTATCTGAATTTTTTGGCCTAATTACTAAAGGCTTTCCTTCTTCCATTATAGAAGCTTTGTTTACAAATACGTGTCTTCTTTTACCGTTTGTTGCAGGCACCATAGACTTTGAGGGAAGTAGTGTGTAGTTTACTTTAAATGATAATCCATCATCTGAAATCTTATTAAGCTTAAAAAGTCTTGAAGACTTGTTTCCTGACTTTTTCCATTCATATACATGATGTAATGATTTAGGTTTTGATCTTGCTAGTGCATCAATATAGTTGCCAAAATCTGTATCTATCTGATCAAACATTATCTTTGTGAATGCTGCTTTAAATTTAGCATTTGTTGTAAGCTTAGATATTACGGCTGCTTCATAATATACATAAGCTGATATCTGTGCAACTGTACTATCTTTCAGTGGTCCGTTTTGATTTGCGTACATCATTCTTTCAAGTCCGCTTGCCGCTTGAATCAGCATTCCGCTATTGTCCAATTTGCTGATTCTCCGATCTCTTCATTGCTGAGTTGTATCCTATTACTCTTCCAAAAGGGTCTGTGACTGGAGTGGTTCCCATTACTTCAAAAACTGTAGGAGTATCGTTAGGATAATTAATTTCTGTCCAAATGGCGTTCCCCTGAGAGTCTCTAATGTTTGTAACTTTTTCTCTAATAGTTAACTTTTCTATTGTTCGTACTTGAATAACCTGATCGTTTATATATTTGTTTGAAAATAGTTGCTTGTCACTAGACCTAGTAGTAGCAGAGTTGCTAATAACTCCTTTTACGTGGCAGGGAACAGTTCTGTAATAGTTCCACTCTCTAACGATTGCTCCTGTATCAGTGTCTTGAACTTCAAATTGTTTGTAAACATCTAAATTCATAGACAGGACTGAGTCTATAATTCCATTCATTAGATAAGTATAACTTTAGAAACTACATAGTCTGAAAGCAATTGATCTGCATACAGATTTCCAGTTCCTGAAGTTGATCCGCTTCCGTACTCAAAATCCCAGTCAAATGTTGAGATCTTATTGATATACTTATTTCTCCATAGATTATCTTTAGAAAAATAATCTTTCATTAATTCTATTGCTGCTAGCTCTACTTCATCTGGAACTTCGTCCCACCCAAATTTTCCAAATACTTTATATCTTACTCCTCTTTTAAAAATACCAGAGTAATCATGAATTGTTGGAGGAACCATGCCATTTGCAGTGTAAACTGTATTATCGAGCATGTTAGCTCTATTTATACGCAAACCAAATCCGCTCTCAGTAACATCTACCTTATAATTCCAATTATCAATATTATTTAAATTGTCTTCTAAAAGTATGTCATTTGAATATAACTTATATAAGGACTCTATTCTAGAAGGTAACACAAGTGTGTCTGAATCTACGCCGTAAACAGAACATGTCTCTGAATATGTGTAAAACTTTTGGCCTGTGTGATTTTCTATTACCTTACGGGCATATCTCTCAGCGGCCATGATTTCATTATATGTTTTATAATTTGGATCCGATGGGTCATTCCCAATACGCAAACAGTCACAAGCGTGTGCAAAATCAACATAAGGCTGAACAACAAATAGCTTATGCTCTTTAGACTGAGAGCTGCCTTGAACGACATAAGACCATACAAGCTTTAATTCTCTAGACTTATACGTTGCATTTACTGGTAGGTTTAAATTATAAACACCAATGTCAGTTTCTGCTTTCTCGGTAGCCAGATTTGAGTACAAAGCAGTGTTTGGATTTATGTTTGTTTCTGGATCGTTGGTAATATCATAAACTGTAACTGTTGGGTTAGAGTCTGCGTCTGTTGGTTCGCCCCTCCAAAACACTTTGTGTTTTACTGGGTTAGTTGATCCTACATAAATTTCCATAGTGTAGGTTTAGTTAGTTGTAATACTCCTGAACTTCCTTTGGAGTTGCTAATCTAAACCCTTCCTCCCTGTCAAAAATTTCTTGAGCATCTTCTTTATGCATTGCTACAAATGGGTGCTCTTTTGTGAACGTATACCCCATAATATCATATCTAAAATTAGCTCTGGTCATTCTTACTAGTACTGTATCCTCTGGATGTTCCGCCTTTGGATCGAACTTAGGTAATACCTCTACTGCCATATCTTCTTCGTCTTCTTCCATCTTTTCAATGGTCTTGTTATATACAGACCAGGTTACGCCTTCTTCTGCAAGGGCCGCAATAATATCGGCTTTATTTTTTAAGCCGTCTGTATCAACTGCAAAGTCTTCTGCAATTTTCTTTATTTCTGAAACTTTCAATGTCTCAAATGACATGTAAATCTCCTATTTCTACTCTAAACAATTATAGCATTACTAAATTAAAATGAAAAGCCCCCAAAAATTAATTCGGGGGCCTTTCCAGCTGGTTAGCAATAATTAAATTATGATGCTACCTTAACGTTCTTAACAACGACCCAAGCGTCTGCTTGCTCGATCTGGACGCCAACACGAGTATACATTGTGTACTCAATTGAGTCCTTACGTGGCCAGAAGAAGCGGTAAACAGTTACATCACGCTTGATACCAATAACTACGTTATTTGGGAATGTCAAGTGGATATCTCCGTGATTACCAGTCTCTCCTGAATAATCGCCATCCTGTGCCTCTGGAAGAAGTGGAACTTCAACAATCGGAATACCGAATGCGAATGGTGCCACATATCCTGCTGGGCCACCTAGTGGCTGTACACCTTGACCACGGATTACGCTTGAAGCGATATCCTGTGGAATTGTGTTGTTTGTTCCAATGCTGTTAGCATATAGGAAGTCTTGGATTAGGTTTGATCCTGCCAAGAAACGAAGGTCTGCACGACGTTGCTTGTACTTACGTGGAAGAGCCTTAAGAGCGCTGTTAAATACAGCACGGCTTACTGCAGCTCCACCTGCGTCTACAACGTGTCCATAGGCCTTAGCCTTCTTTACTACACCGTCAAATGACTTGTATAGTGCGTCTGATGAAAGAGCTGTATTTCCATTGAGGACTACGTCTTCAATATCGTTACCTGCCTGTGTTGCCATCATACGTGCAATGTGATCTTCTAGGTCTGGACCTTCAATATTGTCTTCTAGAGACTCAGTTGAAAGTTCCCAATCTAGACGAAGTTTCTTTGTTGTGAGAGAGATCTTTGAGAAAGTTACAGCGCTGTTTGCTGCTGTGTCATCTCCTTCAGTTGCGAGCTTCATAAGCTTCTCGCCTACTGACATACGATCAATCTCAGTTGTGTCTGCTCTCATGCGGACAGTACGTGCGACCTTACCGATTACGGTAGCGTCGAACATGTAGTCCAGGAAGCGAGCTGATTGTTCTGCGTTTAGAAGACCGCCGTTGCCTGCTTCGCTGCCCTGATGAACACCAGTTACGTTAGAACCTGTGTCAGCAATGGAAGTGAATGTGCCTGTAGCAGTTGTACCTGCTGCGATTGTCTTCGCTAATAGTTCATTACTCATTTTATATTTTCACCTACCTTTTTTAGTTAAAAATTTCATTTACGGAACCGAGGAAAGAACCGTTCCACTTTGATTTTTTGATTGTTACTTCCTGAGACCCGCCAAGGTCCGAGGACTTCTTAATTGCAGTCTCTGATTCTACTGCATCGACACGCTTCTCTACGCCATCAATCGTGCTCTTGATATTTTCTACAGCCTTTGAAAGTGCTGCATGCTGTTCTGCCAATTCTGAAATTCGACCATCTACGCTCTTGCTGAAAGTTTCAACTGTATCTTTAATAGTTGTAACTTGAGCAGCATTTGCTTCTGAAGCCTTATTCAATGTCTCTGAGAAAAATCCCTTAAGATCGCCAAGCATCTTTGCAAAATCAGGTTCATCAACCATAACTTCTGATACGTCGGCTGCTTTTTCTAGAGTTTCGGCAGAAGCGTCTGTTGATTCTGCTGGTGCGTCTACAACTGCTGGTGCTTCTTCAGCAACAACTGGTGCTTCTTCAACAGGAGTTTCTACTACAGTCTCTTCGACTGCTACTGTTTCTGTATTTTCTGACACTTCATTACCTCCTTCTATGTCTGCCTGTTTTGCAATTTGTGTTTCAGGCAAGGACAATCTTGATCTTTTATGTAAATCAAGAATCTTATCTATTTCTTTTGCTTTGTTAACATCGTTTGATTCTACCCATCCGATCAATGTTGCAGGTTTACCTGTAACTGGTGAGTCATATGATGACTCTGTTGATACAAATACTGAATCGCTATCTTCACAATAAAAAATATTTTCTGCTACAATCTCTGTTGCCATTCCTTTAAATACTAGCTGACCATTCATTTTCTGAACAGACAAGATGTTGCATAGTTCGTTTGCTGGAGAGTCAACTACTGACAACTCCATCAATGCGTATTCTTTAATAAATCTAACGGTCTTACCATTTGACTTGTTAACTTCGTTTTCTGATTCTACAATCTTTCCGCCGATTGAAAATCCTGCTAAGGTTCCGTCTAGAATCTTTTCCCAAGTATCCTGTGCGCCCTTTGAGATGTATGCGTCAACATAAACTCCATTGTAAAATTCTTTTGTTATTGGATCATAAAATGTTTCTGGTTTGAATGAAACCATTTTACCAACTGCGTTTGACCCGTGCATCTCACGAATGTTTCCACGGAAACTTTCAAATGCTTTTAGGCTTGCTTCTGCTGTAACAACATCACCAGTCTGATCAAGATTATCTAGAGTTGCAAATCCTGAGACTGTTCTTTTTTCACGGTTAACTTTGGTGAATGGCACGGACAACGTAATGTTGTCGCCATGCGAAGACCAAAGTGATTTTTCAATGTTCATATGCTTAATTTTATAACGTTATTGTATATAAGGCAAATACTGGTCGAGTAGGGTCAGTTGACTTGTCTTCCGTCGCCCTGAGCATTTCTGCCCTCCCCAGAAATATCTGGTGAATTTGCAGACCTTTCAGAATCTCTAGTTCTGGTTTGTCCTGCTTGGGCTCTTTGTTCTGCTGCAGCTTGTGGCTTTAATTCTACGACTTTATCTCCACCATCAATTGGAACCATACCCATTCTAATTCTAACTTCATTAGGGGTAATTACCTGCATTCTCAAATATCGCTCATCAATCTTGGACTGAGTGTCCTCATCGGTCAAAGTAAGCTCATTAAATTTAAGTAATAGGGCGTCGGTCATTTCTTCAATAATTTTATTTAATTTCTTTTCTAAATTCATTTGAGCTGGACGACATACTTGCTCTCTAAATGTTTTATCGGCATCTCTTGCTACCGCTAAATTAACTCCTTCTGGAGTTCCAATTTTATTAATTGGGACACGGTGAGATAATAGAATTTCATCTCTATTAGATTTACGATACACGTTAAATGAAGACTCCTGAGTTCCTGCCTCAATTGGCTCCATCTTAAATTCAACCTTTGAGTCTGGTGAATCTGGTGGAAGTGGAATATATAGGGATCTGTGATTCTTTCCTCTTAGGCCAACCTGGAAAAATTCAAGGAGCTTACGCTCTGACTCTGTAGATAATTTAGCTCCCTTTACTGTGATAATGTATCTTGGGACCGCCTTATTCTCAAAGTAATCAAGGTTGTACTTGCCAGCAAACTCGTTTCCAGCCATAGCATTTGAAGACGCTACGATATCTGGAATACCATAATAGTTATTTGTTGGAGTGTACTTCTTTAAATGAATAATCTCATTTGGTCTCTCTAGTCCGCCATCAATCGGATTTGGTGTATCTTGATCTCCAAAGTTACGGAAGTAAACTGCCTTGCCGTAAAGCAATTGAATAAAGCCATCACGCAGTCGACGCACACGCATTGTCTTTGCTGGAATATGTCCGATATAGCCAATCTTACCAGCAGATGTTCTGCCAATTTCGATATAGCCATTTCCTGTAGATTCAACATCTGTGTAAGCTTTTATTAATGTTTCTGTAAATGTTTCTTCTTCGTTGCACTGCTCTAACCACTCATATAGATCTTGACGTAGTCTATTAAGTTTACGTCGTGCACGTTCTAAAGACTTGTCATCTGTAATATTATCGAAAGCTTCATTTGTTTTTCTTGTTTCTACAAAGTCGTGGCCTAGGCCTACGATATTAGAAACCTTAGCATTAATTGCTGCATAGTTATATGGAGAAATTTCATAAATGCGAGAAAGATAATCTAGATTATATGGAGGCTCAATAAGATCAAACATTGCATAGCCTGTAATTGCTTGTGCAAGCAGGTTCTGCTGAGTCTCTGTTCCTTCAATTCCCTGGAATCTTTTTTGA